CACTCTGTCTATCCTTATCTGTGAGATGACCTAATTGCACAACCTCGTCACCCACCTGCGGAACATCGCTACCACTTGCGTAGTCATCTACATTCGTGTTATCAGCGATGTCGACATAATCAGTACCAACAGCAGTAACACGCCTATGCCAGTAGTGATTAGACAGCTGACCGCCAGCATCTACCAAGTTGAAAGTCTCGCACAGTGCAAGGTCATCCACTCGCATAGAATTATAGATTCTGCGTCCATCAGCATCTTCTTGACGGAAGTAACATCTCCAGGCACCTACTATTCTGTCAATCTTAGAGATGACGAAACCACCAGCAGAGTTCACTACCTTGCCCTTAATTTGTGAGGTCTTCATAATCTCCACCTCTTCAGCGGTGAGCTTACGATGTACGTGAAGATACTCTGCGTCGAGATGCCAGTTCCCTTCTTCATCCTGGTAGATAGATATGCCAGACTCTCCACGGACCGACTTACCGAAGGTGATCCCCTTCATGAAGGTAGTCAGAGCGTTAACGATGGTGTCCTGGTCTGTTCGCACAATTTTCTCCCAGTCGACACTCTTAGGATCGAGCGAGCGAGCAGACTTTGCTTCGTCAGCTAAGCCAGCGAGTATCTTCTGCGCATCCAAGGTGAGGTAACCACCAATGCGATCGAGCGCATTTAGTACCGACATGTTGTCGTGGCGGTGTCCAAAGGCACCATCACCCTTGTAAGCAGCGGTGACCTCACGAGAGAACCACTCAAGGATAGCTTCAGCTGTGGTAATGTTCCACTTGTCAGAGTAAGGACTTTGAACTGGAAAGAGAGCCCCACTACTCAGCGGTAGTCGCTCAAGCTCAACTAAGCGTGGGGCAATGGTAAAAGACCCAACATCTGGAATCTTGATATCCAACATTGCAGGTGCAGCGTCCTCTGACCTGGTAATATTCAGGTAAGGACGTGCATCTGCGTACTTATAGGTAAATGTATAAGATGAAGGGAGGTCTTTTGTCTGCCAACTGACGTCGCTCTCTGTTACGACAATGCGACGTACATAGTTGCCTGTGTAGAGGAACTTACCCAATGAAGGGAAGAAGTCGAGCAACCACTTACGTTCTTCCTTAGAGAGGAAGCCAGTGTTCTTCTTGTATTCTCTGACCGTGTCAACACGATACTCTTCTGAATCGTTCTCAATCTCTGCTACGTTGTGCGTATGTTTCGCTGTATTCTCTGCATCACCATACGCACGGAAGGTATCGATACCACCGAGTGAGTTTTCAAAGAGTACCCACTGTTCTTCTTCGCTACGAATATCAGAAGCATAGTATCGCTGAATGTAGGTGAGTCGAGTACCAGTAGCATCTTCTACCCAAACATCATAGTAGCTCGGCATCTTGCCTAACTTACCAGCGATGACACCATATTGCATAGGCATCGTCCACACCTTACCGTGAGAGAGGTTACCGAGTTCGATGTCTGTCTGAACATAACTACCGTTCTCTTCTATATACGCACGGCACTTTGCAACACAATCCTCAACAGCGTAGTAACTAAGAAACTCTGGTGTGTAATAGGTCACAGGCTTGACGGTAGGCTGCCACGTCAGGAAGTTACGCTTCAGCCAACTTGAAGCGGTGTCAGCAAAGTTGTCTATACCTGCACGGAGTACCGTGAATTGCCATGACACTTGTGCAGCTGTCTTATCTTCGATGAGATTAACAAGAAACTCCCGAGCAATGTTCGGTTGACGATAAATTGTAGTCGACTCCTGAAGCTGAAAAGATAGCAGCGGAGTGATGATGTTTTCCAAGTCTATCTCTATGCGCTTCGCCTTATTAGGTGTATAAGTGTGCTGCACAATGATTTCATTCGAGTCTGCATACTTCAGAATGAATGTAACCTCTTGCGTGCTTGATATAATAAAGTGATTCATCGAGCCAGTCAGGCTGAGCGAATCAGGTTTAAGAATAATATCCATGTGCGAATTGTTTAACACAAAAGTACCCTATATATTTGAGATGATAAAGGACAGGTTTTAACCGACGTAATTAAAGAGGTACGCACTCCAACCACACCTCCGTCCGAGTGTATTCGTACTCTCCGTGTCGGAACCAGCCACCTTTTCGTGTTATTCGCTCTGTATATGAACGCTGCTTACCATATTGCACACCAACATACTCAGCTGAAGGTAGAGGAGGGTAGACTGTCACGAAGGTCTTGTTTCGTTCTCGATCAGCAGCCTTGTATTCTTCCCAGCTGACTGATGTCCGCTTCTCTTTTCCAACCCATTTATACTTTACATCTATAGCCTTGAGTTGCTCATTGATCGTAGGAGCGGTAATGGTCGGCTCCATAAGCGATACCGTGTACAGTTCTGACTCTACAGGCTCATTCTTCCCTCCAAGTGTGAACTTGAGTTTATTGAAAAAGAAAGGCACACCACGGATAACGACCTTAGCATAAGAGGACAGGTTCTGCTTTTGCGACTGAGAAAGCAATAGCTTCACCTTCATATCGTGAAGTGAATTGCGCAGCAGCAAGTCATATTCACGGTAGAACTTCTCAAAGATACCTTGTGGGCCATTGTAATGCAAAGCGTAATCGAAGATGCGAGGATGTGAAGGTGCATTCACATCGTAAGCAGAGATAGTTCCTGCTGGACGACCGTCTGAAAGATAACTGAAGGCGAGTATCGTCTTTTGTTTATTGGCAGATTCAGAGGTATTCTCCTTTGGTTCTGTCGCAACAACCATCTTCGAATTGAGTGACATGTATGAACCTACGTAGAGGAACTTACCCATATCATAGGTAAAGTCTTCCTCCTTGATTGTAGCCTTATAGCTAAGCATTCGTAACTCTGGTATAAGTTCAGGAACCTTTATTTCTTTTGCTTCAAGTGTTTCTCCAGTGTTGTAGTCTTGCGAAGCTTCACCTATCTTCACCGTCACTTGGAAGTCACCTGACCATCCTGTCTTATAAATAGCCCCATCGATAGGGTCGAAGTAAGCGTTCGGGTTCGCCTTGACTAAGCTGTCTATATCATCGTAGGAGTCTGATATTTCTGAATCGACTTTCTCCTCTGCTGAGAGTGTAACACGCTTATAGTCGTTCTCTGACTTATAAGAGAGTGTAGGTTCTTGAGTTACGCAATGCGTAAGGTCGGTGTTCGGAGTTTCGTTCAGCGCATCACGCAAGAAGATGATATCTGCAATGCGCTTACCTTCATCAGAGGTGAACTCACAGCAGAACTTCTTACGAAAAACAGAGATAAAATCCGCACAAGTAATATCAGGTACAAGGTCAGCGACCTTTATCTTTCCATTCACTAAGACGTCCATAACATTGTTTACAACCACCATCTTATTGAAAGGTTCTGTGCGAGTAAAGAAGTTCTCTTGCAGATCATACCCAAAGTAAGCGAAGACACGCTTCAGAAGATAGTTCGCACGGATGAATGGCGACATATAATATCCAGGAGCGAGCGTGATAGGTACGTCATTGACATACTCTGTGCGCTGTACTGCATTATAGAAGTCACAGTCATCACCGCTCATATCGGGGTGAAACGATTTAACTGAAGGTACCTCTGGAAGGAAGTCGTAGATCTTATCGTATCTCAACACCTTTTCCTTTCCAAACCCATTTAACACCTTATAATTAAGACCTTCCTTTTGTCCAGAATCATCCGTGAAAAGCACTGGAAAGATGCCGTAATGCTCATTAGAGTTATTGCGAAGATTACGACAAAAATTAATCCCTTCTTCTACGGTATTCACTCCTGGTATGAATTCGCCTTTGAAAATATCCTTCAGCTTTACCTTCTGAATCCTTGAATAGAAGGAGCCATCGTTAATGTAGAAGGAGGTTGATATTCCACCCTTGTATTGAGCAGACAGCACCACCTGCCTACATTGAGCGAAGTACTCACCATCTTGTATCGCGACATCTGTAGCGGTCATCTTCACTCGTCTACCGAACGAGTCAGGGAAACCGAGTATCCTGCGATTACGTTCTGACGAAGGCAGTTCGAGCGGTGTCGTCTGTTCTCCGTAATCATTGAAGAATGGATTGGTTCGTTCAACTTGTATCTGTGTGTCGGGCTTGAGGTTGTAGTCTTCGCCCTTCTCTATGTTAGTTATCTTCATTACTATGTAAGGTGTTAAGTCTATTTACTTCCGAATCTTCGTGCCTTGTCTTGTAGCTGCTGTTTCTGTTCTATCTCATTAAGAGAAACTGATGCAGGGATGCCGTCAACAGACAATCGGTCAAGCACATCAGTAAGTCGCTCGATGAGTGTATCCTTGTAGGAGTCTTTAACCACACCACGCACGTCATTAACTGTTGGTGTGACATATCCACCAGAGGCACGACCTTGTGCCTGTTGAATGAGAAACTTATTCATATCGAGGGTACGGATAGTTCCTGCACGCTGCGCACGGTCGATGATATCAATGAACGGTGCAACGGTAGGATTCTCAACAGCAGCGTTCGAAGCCACCCACTCCTTGCTGTGACCATACCCACCTTCTCCGACGAGAACGGTTGGTTTATCGATAAATCCACGTCTGTCAGGGTTGTAATCAGCACGGAACATCTTTCCATCCTGCTTGCGCTCGACATCGATACTACCTCCTGACTCAAGACCCGTTGCAACACGTGCGCCTGAAGCAGAGGCAGAACCACCTGCTCCGCTTAGCGTCATTCGCTTCACCTTATTGCGCTCTGCAAGAGCAGCTGCAAGCTGTGCTGCGCCCGTGATACCCATCAAGGCAGCAGCAGGAATACCAGCAGGGAAACCCAATTCAGAGAATGTCTTAGCGATTGCAGAAGCAGTGGATGCGATGATTTGCGCTGCTTGAATAGCGAAATTAACATCCGCATACTTCTTCTGAATCTTCAGCTTCTCATTAGCCTTCTTCTTTTCAAGTTCCGTGGTATCTTTGCCAGCCTTTTTCGCAGCTTCAATCTCCGCATCATACTTCGCATCAACGTTCGCTTCCTCTGCTTGCTGTAGTGCCTGAACAGCTCCACTGGAGAGATTAGAGTAAAAATCGAATGCCTCCTTCATCTTGGCAATCTTCATATTCTTCACAGCCTCTTCATATTCTTCTTCAGATATCTCTTTATTCTGAAGGTGCATCTTCAACTGATCCAACTCTGCATTATAGAGTTCCTGCTGTGAGGCAAGACCATACTGCTGACGTATCTGAAGGCGGTGTTCTTCTGCCTGCTGATCAAGAAGAGTAAGAGCCTGCTGTCGTTCCTGCTCATTGAGTACACTATCATCTTCTATCTTCTTACGACGTGCGGCATACTGGTCTTCGAATGTGTCAAGCCCATACTCCTGTCGTGCTTGTGCCTTTTGCTCCTCTGCTTTCTTCGCATAATCCACAATGATAGCAGCCTTAGCAGCTTCGTAAGCCTTTGTAACTTCCTTCTCACGTTCGCCATTCTCTTTTGCTCGTTGCAAGGAAGCCTGGTAATATCCATCCAAGAGGAGCAGCTTTGCATCACATTCTGCTTTAAGAGTCTGTGGCTTAGCTGGTGCGGACTCCTGAATCTTCTCAAGAGATTCGTAGTATTCTTTTTCAGCTTCGATATAAGCGGTATTCGCTGCCTGCTGTTGGTCAGCGACAGCCTTAGCTTGACCTTCCTGCAATGCTTTCTTTTTCGCAGCGTCCTTGAATACTAAGTTTTCAGAGCGTTGCAAATATGCCTTCTCTATGTCAAGAAGTTTGTTCTGATGCTGAATATTGAGAGCAGCTACGTATGCGCTGTATTGCTCTTGTGTAAGACTCTTTTTCGCAAGAGCTTCTTTCAGGGCATTCAGACTCTTATCATAACTTCGCTTTTCAGCATCGAGGTCTTGAGCACGATCATGAGAAAAAAGTTTAGCTGCTACTTCATCAGGGTCTGGACCCTTCTTGGTTTTATCTTTTTTTGTTTTAGTTTTCTTTTTAGAGTCTTTGATTCCATTTTCAATGGTGCTCTTTTTGCCTCCGCCAGAACCACTTTTATTTGCAGCATGATTTTTCACCTCGGGTGTTACATCGACTGAAAGATGAGCTACCTTCTTATTGCTACCTGTGTTTTTTATCGCTTCAATGAAATTGTCACGAACATTCGCAGCCATCTTCTTTGCATCATTACCAATTTCGACCCACGTGTCTTTGTAGGCATCCCAAAGTCCCTTGATACCTGTTGTAATTTTATCGACGTCAAACGAAAAAGCACCTTCAATAACCTTTGCCCAAGCCTTTGCCATTCGACCCATACCTTTGAAGCCATCAATTACGAGATAAACTCCAAACTTGAAGACCTCCCATGTACTCTTGAAGTTGTTTTTAATGTGTTCGATGCCTGCACGAAACACCTTAGATTCATTATATAAATCAATGAAGTAGTTAATGATTTTAACTGTGTAGTCGATAATCTTAGACAAGGCTTTAACTCCGAATATCTTAGCTTTCATTGTAAGTTCATCAAAGCCATGTTCGCCAAGACCGAAGAACTTAGACATCTTCTCGTTAAGTTCTGCTTGTGCGTCGACCTCTTCACGCTGGAGTTCTCCGTATTCGCCTGTTACGCCTTTCAGCTCCTCCATATTAGTAGACATATCTGCTAAGGTCTTCACGAGTTTCATACCCTCGTTGCTCGCTGTTTTGCCAAAGACCGCCTTCATGACTTGACCCACCTGCATAGAGTTTTCAGGCAGCTCCTTAATCTTACCTGAAATCATCTTAATAGCCTCTAAGATACTGGTCTTTCCTGATATAAGGTCAGCTTCGAGTTGCTTGCTTGAGATACCGATAGAATTAAGTGCGCTCTGTGTAGCTGAAGACATAGTACGAATACGGTTTGTAGCGGTCTGTATTAAACCCATACCTGCCTCATTGAATATACCTGAGCGTGTCTGTGTGATACTGGCTACAAGGTCATTAACAGCACCTCCAGCGTCACTAAAGGCTGGTCCATACTGTTGAATCTGACTGAGGAATGTTCCGTTAAGGTCAGCACCAGCCTGCAATCCGTCCTTAATAGCATTAATAGCCTCAGTCGTAGATATACCGTATTGATTGGTGAGAGATTCAACTGTACCGAGAACCTCCTTGTAGTCTTTACCCATCTGTGAAGCGAGTGCTGATATCTGACTCTGTGTGTGGACGAGTTCGTCACCTTGTATGTTAAAGAACTCACGTGTCAGACGCTGCGCCTCTTCAATCTCTACATTGTAATTATACCACCACTTTGCTCCTTCTATCACGGCAGAGATAGAAGCAACAGCAGCGGTAGCCACACCAACGAGCTTTGTCCAACCACCAGAGATAGATGAGAACATACCTTCAAACTTGCCCATGATTCCAGACGACTGTTTCCCCATAGAATCAGTCAGTCCAGAAGCATCACGACGTAATTCTGATATACGTCCATTCACGCTACGAAGCTGTGACGCTAAGTGCTCATACTCTTTAGGATTCGCTGCCTTTGAAGTATTATTCAGTGCTGCCTGAAGTTCCTTGGCATGTTTCTTGAGCTGTGACATCGTCATAGCATTGACATCCATTGCAGAGCGAAGTTCACGCAGTTTCTTATTATTATCAGCAATCTGATTACTATAATTCTTCACCTCTGCTTGTAAGCGTTTGTACTCAGCGGTCTCTTTCTTACCTGCTGCCTCGAGGTCGAGCATTCGATTCTGTCGAGCCTTCATTTCCTTACTAAGGTCCTGCGTAGCACGCTCAAGCTGTCGTAATTCCTGCTGTGCCTTGTCTGTTTTAGCATCGATAACCAAGGCAACGTGGTCTTCTTTGATTTTGCTCATATCTATTGATTATCTGTGGGTAATATGTGATTTGAAAGTGCATCCTCCATTTTCTTTCGCCAAGCAGCACGAACTTCATTTGTAAATCCTGCTTGAATATCAGGGAAAGTTTCGTTGTACAAAACACCCCATACAACTCTATTATAAACAGCATACTTAGCACGCTGCTTCTTGGCTCGCTTACTGTTTAAGCCTGCATAGTTAATGCGGTATTGCATATCGAGGAAACGTAGATAAGAAAGAACCCCGATATAAAGGGTGAACTTTCCGTTCGATTCTTGAAGAGAGAAAGCACGACGAGATAAGAAGTCTCGAAGAGTTCCAGTGTGCTCCTTGAAGTAGCGATTAGCAACTTCTTCCTGCGTCTTATAGATGATGCCGATATCACGACGAAGAATCTCAGAGACGAACTCATCCTTTACGAATTGATCTGTTATCATGACACAAAGATAACACGAGAAAAATAATGGGAAAAGGACAAAAAAGCGAGAGCAGCACGTCTCACGACGTACTGCCCTCAAAAACCATAACTTAAAATACAACTATAACTATAAAGACTTATATTTCACGGAACATCCATTTGAATTCCAACCCTTGCGCACCAGGTCGATTGCAGAACTTATATCCTGCATTGAGAAGAGCTGTGGTTATTTGCTCTGCACACACCTTAGCAGAAGGGTCTAAATTGCGAATAGCATCTACTACCTCGGGGGTAGAGAAAAAGTGCGTAGTTTCAGCTGGTGTCGAAGCTGGACGGTAAGTTGAAGACAAAGCTGCCACGTAGATACTGATGTCTGTTATAGGCTGCTCGTCGTTTTCTTTCTTCGTTGTCATTGTCTTAAGGTTTTATTGTTTTTGATTATCGGTATCTCCGTGCGGGTCAACCGAGGTGAGAAATGAGTTGAGATCCCTACGCAGTGAGCGTAGAGTGTCGAGGAATGTGAGAACGGTGTCAGACTTTATATTGCCAGCATCCCTCCATTGATCAATAAGAAAACCCTCGATGGCTTCTAAGCGTTCTGTGCGCTCAGAGATATAACCAGGGTCGAGCATTGCTCGAAGGGTCTCAGTTGTTTGTTCGTCGAGATTAACGATAGACGCTTTCATTTTGTATTTCATTTTAAATCAATTATTTTCTTTACTTCTGACAGAGTTTTATAAGAACTCTTAAGATTATTCACACGCTCTTCCCATCTATCCATAGCTGTTTGTTGACGAGAAGAAGCTTCGCCTGCCTCATGAACACCTCTATAATATTCGAGATAAGATGTCGCCTTTGTGAGTTGACGCTTAACATTATCTCTTAATGACTTTATAAGGCCTGGTGTTGAACAGAAGTCATCTAACGGTATGAACAAGCCTTTTTCAGCATGGTAGTCATAAACAGCTGGGTCGGTTATGATCTTCATTTCGCACCCCCTTTCTGAACACTACTTTTAATGTGATCAGGCAAAGAATAATATTCGTCGCCATCGTCTGGTACTGGCTGAATAGACTCTTGAGAAGAGTCGAAACCAAACATACCATGTACTGGTGTGAAATAGATGCGCAATACACACTTCTTCGTAGAGTTGTTTCTGCGAACAGAGATAACTCCGATAGGATCTTTGCTAACCTTGAAAAGAAATCTTTCTTCAGCCTTTGGAATAGCACGATATTTTTCTTCCAAGTCTTCAACAACCTTGTTGAATGCTTTTTCGTCCGCTACAAGAACTCCTTGGTATTTCTTCAGACAGTCAGCAAGCGGTGCGAGCTCTTTTGAGATTGAAAAATCTATAAGGCAATAATCAAAAAATATCATTTCTCACCTCCTTTCTCAGCCACTTCATTAAGGTTCTCACAGAGGTCCTCGCTGAAACCTTCCAAAGAAAGAACCTCTTTATAGTGAAGACGTATAACGGCTTCAGTGAATTCGTGAGTAGTAATGATATGGATATAGCCTTTATCGACTTTGATTTTATACCTTTCCTTTGCCTTTGGAATGGAATTCAATTCTGATGTAAGTTCTGCAACAAACTTCTTTAGTGTCGAGTCATCTGCCATAAGGACTTGGTAACGTCGCTCCATACACATAACAACAGGCTCAAGGTACTTCGGGGTAGAAGAAGCCTTGAAATAGTAGTCAAAGAATATCATTTTGCACCTCCTTTCTTAATTATATTTTTTAAATAATCTGGAAGACAGAAACATTCATCACCTTTATCGGATATAGGAAAAATCTCAAGGTTCTGTTTCTGTTCGCACTGAGTAGAACTTTCAAAAGTCTGGAAACCACATAAGCCAAGTATGTTGGAGAAACCTATACTTATCACCGAGAATGGAATCTCGTTGTCGTCAATATCGATTGAACTATCAGAAAGATTGAGCGTATATTTTTTATTCACATTGGGAATCGAGTTAAACTTCTTATACACCTCATCGATAAATGCTGCAAACGTATCAATGTCTGCTACAAGAACCTTGTTATATTTCTTTATAAATTCGGAAAGCGGTTCAAGGTCTTTTGGAACATCAGGAGCCTTGAAATAATTATAAATGAATATCATGCCTTGCCTCCTTTCTGTTTCTTTTCTGATTTGTTCATACGATAAACTAAGTAGCCTGCACAGAGGGTTGAAACTACGGATGTAATAGGCTGCTGCTCGATGGCTACAGCTGCTACAATCACGCACAAAGATACAAGGTTAACTCGAATTACCAAACGACGGGTAACTGAGAACTCGCAGATACGGCTGTAGAACTCGCTTTTAGTGTCGAGCCAAAGATTAAGAGACTTAATTTTGCGCTGTATCGTAGCACGTACGTCAATAGGCTGCTGTTGTTTTGCAGAACTCTCGAATTCGATTACTTGTTGCATGTTGCACATTGTTTGACTGTTGCCTGAATCCGTCAGGTGCGGAAACAGAAAAAGCGGATGCTCTTCCTGTCGTCAAACAATGTGTCTTACACCAACAAGGGCAAATTCACTGGAAGGCATCCGCCATATCTTCATTGCAGAAGGCTGCAAGTATGGGCATAAAAATAAGCCCATCGAAATTAATAAGTTCGGGGCTTGAAATTTCTTCTCGCCCTTATTTGTGTATTACTACACATTGTTTAACAATTGCAAAGATAAGAAGTCTTTTTGTAACTGCCAAACAAAAACGCGATTATTTTTTGCGTAACGCAAAAATTACCATTCGTCGCCTTTCTGCAACATTGCAGTGCGGAGAGCTGTTATATAATTGTAACAAGCCATTTTCATAACAGACCCCTCCATTAATTTAAACATAGGGTTTTTCTCAATTGGTTCATCACTTCCTATGGTTTGCACCATTTCTGAAATGACCCACTTATATTTGTTATCTTTAAAATTTAACTCAAGTCTTCCTTTATATATATTATCAAAAGCTCCATAAATAACAAGAACTCCAGCATCTTTATCTTTAGATTTAATTACATAGTTAGGATTCTTGTATGTTGTCGAAACCCATTTGAAAGCTCTGTTATACAACTCTCCTGCATTAGTATTAGGAACCACGTCAACTCCTGTTAAGGAGTATGTGCTACCAGTAGCGTCAAATTTGCAGTTCTCTAACTCTTTCTTAGGAGCATTTTGTGTCTGCGCATTAACTCCGAGTCCAACAAATGCCATAAGTATGGTTAATAATACTTTTTTCATAAGATTTATCTTTAGATATTTAAATTAGATTAGTCCAAAACTTTTTAGTTTACGAGGATTAGCATCTGGATAGCTACACACTGTGTTACAG